GAATGCCCAAGGTTTGCGGCAGCAACTGGAAGCCCAAGATGCCGAAAACAGAATGCAGTCACATCGTGCCTACCTAGCGGAACAGCAACAGCAACTCGCTCGCGCCATCCCCGCACTTGCAAAGCCCGAAACGGCGGCAAAGGTAAAGCAGGATCTGATCAACGCTGGCACACAGGTCTATGGATTTACAAACGACGAATTAGAGCAAGTGGCAGACCATCGTTTGCTGCGTGTCTTGCATGATGCTGCACAATATCGCCGCATCGTATCTGGCAAGGCAGCCGTCGAGAAGCAGGCACAGCAGCAACAGCGGACCCCGGTTATCAAGCCGGGCGCTCGACCTGCGGCACAGGCATCCAAGAATGTGACAACCGAAAAGGCTAAGGCTCAGATGAAGCGCACCGGGAATGTGGACGATGTTGCACGTTTCCTCCTGAGTTAAACCCAATCTAAGGAGCAGCCAAAATGGCCGTTAACGCGAATACCAACCAGACCTATCAGGTCACCACCCTGCGGGAAGACCTGCAAGACGCTTTGATCAGCATCAGCCCCATGGACACGCCGTTCATGACGGCTATCGGTCGTAAGTCGGTGTCGAACACCTACTTCGAATGGCCCGTTGTTGAACTGGCGTCGCCCGCCGCCAACCGTGTGGTCGAAGGCGAAGCAGCCCCCGGCAACGACGCGGCTACTAACGCCATCCGTCTGGCAAACTACACCCAGATCTCGGACAAGGTGGTCGAAGTTTCCGACACTGCCGACGCTGTGAATGGCGCTGGCGACGTTCAGACTTTGGCAAAGCAAGTTGCCAATAAGCTGAAGGAACTGAAGCGCGACATGGAACTGATGTTGACGTCCAACATCGCAGCCTCGGCTGGTTCTGCGTCGACTGCCCGTGCCACCGCTGGCTTGGCCGCATATTTGCGCACCAACGTTTCGCGTGGCACGGGCGGCGCGTCCGGCACTCTGTCCGGCACGACCGCTGGCTACCCCAACGCAGCAGCTACCGACGGCACGGCTCGCGCTTTGACCGAAGACATGCTGAAAACTGTGATTGCATCCTGCTGGGAGCAGGGCGCAGAGCCTACCATCGTCCTGTGCGGCTCGGCTGTGAAGCAGAAGATTTCTTCGACCTTCACCGGCTCGGCTACCAAGTATCAAGACATGACCGCAACGAAGACCCTGTCGGCCGCTATCGACATCTACGTTTCGGACTTCGGCACGCTGCAAATCGTTCCGTCGCGTTTCTTGGAAACCCGCACCGTAGCAGCCCGCGACGTTTTCGTTCTTGACCCGAACTACGCCCGCGTTGCCTACTTGTCGAACGTGACGCAAAAGCCGCTGGCCCGCACCGGCCACTCGGAGCGTCGCCTGATTGCCTGCGAATACGGCTTGCAGGTCGACACCTCGAAGGCCCACGGCGTCATCGCTGACATCAACGGCGCACTCTAATCTAACATCAGGTGACGCTGCTACGGTGGCGTCACCTACCATCACAAGGGAATGCACCATGAAAATCAAGATTACCACCGACCGTCAGCCTTGGGTCAACAACCAGCCGCACGACATGGACGCAGAGGTCGAAACCAGCGACGCTGACGGCCAGCTTATGATCGCAGCAGGCTTTGCCGTTGCCGTCGAAGCACCCCGCCGTAAGGCCCTGCCAGAGGCTGTCTAATGGCATACGACATCAGGCAGACCATTACCGAGCAGGACGGCAAGGTTATCATCAACCGCCATCAGGATGTCAAAAGCCTGCTGGACGACAACGCCCGGTTGGCATCGTTCGCACCCAGCGCACACGGCGACGCCAAGTTTCGCCTTGCCGGTCGCATTCCGTTGGTTGTGGCCGAACAGTGGTCAGCCGAATGCGGCGAAGCTATCGGCACGCAGGGTTTTGCTGTATACGTCAAGAAGAAGTTGCTGGACGGCGATTTTGCAAAACTGCGCGTGAAGGGGTTCTAACATGGCCGACGAAGCAAACACGCCGAACCATCGTTACTACAAGCCGGAAAATAACATTCCGCTGCCGAACAACGAGATTTCAAAGACGATCATCACGGCGGCAGCTATCGTTAAGATTGATGCCCAGATCGCCTTGCTGGTATCCCAACGCGCCTAAGTTTGGCTGCGGTTAAATTCTTCAAGCATATCTGCCGCCATGCGCAATAGGTCTGGGTTGTCTTTGAAACCGCCCAGACCCCGGTTGCAGTGTGTGCATAGGATGAAGCGGACAACCTTCGTCTTGTGGCAGTGATCTAGTTGCCAGCCTTTAGGATTGCCCGGATTATCGGTTTTACAAATGGCGCAAACACGCCCCTGATCATCAAACATTATTCCCCATTGAGCCTTTGTGAAGCCTGACCCCTTGGCGCGTTTGCGGAAATTTGTTTCCTCGCGCCAAGACGGGTCCGCCAGATGTTTCTTTTGTTTTGATGCGCGATTACTTGCCCGAACCTTTTCTCGGTTTTTGGCAACGTATCGCTTTCTTGCCGACCGCCAGATTTCTCTTTGCTTTTCGTCGGCCATTTGGATCCATCAGCCAACGGGGCGTGGCATTGGTCTGGGGCTTACCACAATTTGATCTGTGTATATACAACGCATAATGGTGTGTTCCATGTCATGGGCTTTAGCCAAGACTAAGGCTTTATCCATTAGATCGCCACAGGTCATATCGGCTGGCACTTTAAAGCCAGTCTGAGAGCCGTCGATCCATGTGATGAGTAAGATGGCTAGTAGTTTCATTATTTCACCTCTCCTATCAGGGCGAGTATTTCGTCTTCTGCATCACAGCAATAAAGCCAGTTCTGTAACACACCATAAGCCTCACGCAGCGCAGCCTCACGGATAGCGGCGGGATCGATGGCGGGCAGGGCCGCTATATCGGCGCTAAACTGCACTTTCCAAGACTGCTCAAAGTCACGTTTGAACGTGTCGATAGCAGCCAGCGCATCATCGCGCTTGATCAGGTTAGTCATTTCGTTTTCTCCACATATGCCGCAATCGCATCGGCCACCCGCTTGTGGCTAACCTCGCTACCATCCTTCAACACGTTGCCCAGATACTTCCGCTGGAAACCCAAAGCCTTGCTGGCTACGCTAATCGACGGGAAGCGGATGCCATTCAAAGTTATAGGTTTCGGCCTGTTTTTACCCGTGCCAACCGTGTCCATGTCACCACGCGTTAAGCCGGAATAGATGCCTTGCACTGTCAAACTGTGCGCCTCTGCCGCCGCCTTGACGGACGGGTAAACCACGCCCCTAATCTTAATCAACATTGCTGTTCGCCTTTTGCTTTGCGTAAATAAAGTCGATGTGTTCCTCGACCTTATCCCACGCCTCTTGGATTAACGGTGTGCCTTCGGTGCGGATCGCTTTCCGCAGGGCATTTACTTGGTTGAACATCTTGATCACGTTGCGTTGTCCGTATTTGTCGGTCACTCAAAACTCCAATAGGCAGCCCGCACCTTGTCGGCGGTTTCCATGCCATACTTCACGCTGGTATTCAGGTCATCCCGCAAAATGCGGTTGCAGATCGTGCGCACCCTCTCCGGCCTTAAGCCGACATGCCGGGCCGTCTTGGTCGCGCCATACTGTATCCGCAGCCGCAATATTCGCAGCACCTGCGCGTCGTCTTCACGGCTGCTTTGCTGCACACTCATTCGTCAACCCCGTCGACAAAGTCACGTTCGTTAACCGCATAAAACGTGCGCCGGTAAATCTGCCCACGCCGGGCCATCTCCTGCATCTTTGCCACGACGCTGGCTATCGGGTAGTCAATCGCGTCGGCAATGTCTTCGACCGTAGCCATGCCACCGTCCTGCAAGTCGGCCATAATCATGTCGGCCAGATCCGACCCCATGGTGACGGACGCGGTCGCCTGCCCGTCAAGCCGATCTAACCTGATCGCCATCCAAGGCGTCTTTTCGGGCATAGCTGTATTCGCAATCAATATAGCTTTAAACCTATCCCCCACATTGGCATCCAGCAGCGCCGTGATCTTGGCGGGGATGAATACGGCTTGATTGCTGTCAACCGTCGTGGCGAACGCCGTGCCGGTGGCGAGCCTATTGATAACCATGATTTCAGATGTTTGCATTGTCGTCCCCTGCGGCCAACGCAATCAGCGTGGCCTTACGTTGTTCAGCTTGTTGTATTCTGTAACGCAGCATATCAATCTCTTCGCCGACCCACGCGATGCCCGAATATGACCCGTAGCGGGCCTGTAGTCGCTGGATGTCGGCGTGGTGCAGGCTGATGACCGCATTCCAGTCTGCCACCGTGTAGCGGGCTTGCATGGCTTGGTAGCTGGTTTCCATTGTTTCCTCAAAAATCTACGACTTCACAGCCGATGTTGCGCAACATGTTCAACAACATCTCGGCCTTTGTCTTTGTATTTTCAGGCACAGAGATAATAAACATGGATGCAGATTGGACGGGTGTAACTGGCGCTGCCACAGCGGGTGCTGGATGGTTGTTTGCGATGCGCTTTAAATAATCACCGGCGCGCCGTTCAGATCCGCCACCGGGATTATTGCTACCGCGCACCCAATGACTAACACAACCCCCACTGGCCGACCCAACGGCTTCATCCATTTGCGCGAGATTTGTTGTGATTTTTGACAGCGCGACAATGTTTGGAAACCGATCCTTAAAGCCATCAAATAAAGCTCTATTTTGTTGATATACGGTTGGCTTTTGTTCGATCATGTTCATCTCTCCCATGTTGATGTTAAGTTGTTCCATTACTGCCACCCAAAGCCATATCCAAGGAACCACAAGCCGGGGATCATGGCGAACAGGCACAGGCAGCCGATCAGGTCTTCAAGAAATTCACGCATTTGGTTTTCCTTTGGTTGATGTGGTGGGGGCCAAAGCCCCCGTTTATTTATATTGAACGGCGTTCAAACTTAGTGCCAGAAAACTCGCTGTCTATCGACCACTTCAGGTCACGCAGGACAGTGCTGATCCAGCGGTTACCATCTGGCGTGGTCAGGCTAAATGAAGTGCCGCCGCGTTCGATCCTGCGCTTCACCTCGACTTCAGTGCCATCGGGGAACACTGCGACCCATTGGGTCTTTGGCTTTGAGGCACGGCGGGTTGATCGACCACCCAAAGCTTCGTTTAGTAGGCGTTCTAATAACATTTTAATTTCCTTTCATGAGTTGATGGGTGGGCCGCAGCCCACCCGTTTGGCTTAGTAAATTTCAGCAGCCAACTTGGCATTGTCGAGGCGGCGCAAATCGGCGTCTAGGTCGATCTTCAACATCTTGACCTCTACGCTGTCTTGCTCTTGGGCCAACATGGCTTCGTAGTGGGCAACGATGTCGGCGCGCTGGGAGTTGTATTGAGTGATAGTCATTTTGATCTCCTTGTTTGTTTGCTTGTTCGTGATACCAATATATGCGCCCACGCAAACCATGTCAACAACAAAATGATGCGTTGACGCAAATAATTTTACTTGACCGCATCTGCGCCGCCGCATAAGGTCGGCATCTTACGACAGGAGTTGACCATGATCTATACCGTGGACGAACTGAAACGATTGATACCGAAGAACGAGATTGCTGACGCGGCTCGGTTCTGCGGCATGTCATATTCGTCGTTGTGGCGGATATGGGAAGGCAAACAAGAGCCGAGGG